GATCATAATCAACTAGTGGACAAGTTAGAGAAATTCAATGTTCCGTGTATCGTGTGCCGTAGTAAGTCGGGTGGGGCACACATATATTTCTTTTTTAAGGAGTGGATGAATGCTAGTGATTTTAGAGATAAAGCTGCTGAAATTTCTGCTGCACTTGGGCACGGTCGGTGTGAAATATTCCCAAAACAAGAACAAGTTCTTGTCGAAAGGGGCGATGTGGGTAACTTTATTAATTTACCATACTTTGATTCCGAACAGACTTTTCGCTTTGCGATACTTAAAAAAGAAGGAACGTACAAAGATGCTACACTACAAGAATTCCTTGAAGAGGTACAAAGAGTAAAGGTCGGTACGAATGATTTTTTAAAAATACCTATTGGTGGTAAAGTACAACTATACCCTAACTATGTTCCTTGCTTACGGTCTTTATTAGACATGGGTATATTTGAAGGTGGTAGAAATAGAGCTGCCTTTCATCTTGGTGTTTTTTTACAGAAAGCTTTTCCCGAAGATTGGAAATCAAAATTAGAAGAGCATAATTCAAAAGACTTTACACCGCCTCTTACGGCATCTGAAGTTGTGGCAATTCAAAACACATTAGAAAAAAAAGAATACAATTATCTTTGTAAAGAAGAGCCTATGTCTTCTCACTGTAATCAAAGTGTGTGTAGGACTTTAAAGCATGGCATTGGTGTTGGGTCAATGCCTACAATTAGTGGCTTGTCCGTTATCTTATCCGAGCCAAGACTATGGTTCGTGGACATAGGTGGTCGTAGATTAGAATTAACAACAGATGAATTACAAACTCCAAGACTATTTCAAAGGGCATGTATGGAGCAATTAAACTTCATGCCACCTAAGTTAAAAGATAATCTGTGGGAAGAACAGATTAATAATTTATTAGAAAACCTCAATGAGATTAATGTTCCAGAAGAACTTACATACAAAGGTCAGTTTGTTTCTTTGTTAGAGACTTATTGCACAGGAAGAGTCCAAGCACAAACATTTGAAGAGATAATGTTAGGTAAGCCATATACTGAAATAGAAGAGAGTAAAACTTATTTTAGATTAGAATCTTTAATGGAATTTATGAGACAAAAGAAATTTGATATTTACACAAGAGCACAAGTACAAGAGAGAATAAAAGAAATAAATAATGAAGAAAGTTCTGCTGTTAAACGATTTAAAACCTCGGCGGGTAAATGGAAATCAGTTAGAGTTTGGTGGATTCCAGAATTCACGGGAGAAGTTGAAGTAGAATCAGTTAATATAGAATCTGGGGAGGTGCCGTTTTGATAGGTTTAGTTATAGCTTTTTGCATTGTGTTAGTGGATAAACCACCACATTTAGGTGGTAAAACTATATGCAATTTCTACAATCCACAGGTTCCTTTTCAAACTAAACAAGAATGCCAAGAAGATAAAGATATGGTTGAAACTTATCTTAAAGAAGAGTTATGGAGAATGTACCCAAAGGCAGTTAAAATTGATGCAAAAGGATTGTGCCTTGACCCAAAGTGATAATGATTTAAAGCACGATATTTGTATTGAAGTTTTAAATGAGTATTTAAATATTTTTAAAATGACTGAAAAATCTATGAGACGTTTACCTGCATCTCTCACTAGAAAAGAAAGAGTCGAATTAACTTATTATCAAGAAATGGTTAGAAATATAAAAATGGTTAGGGATTATATAGATACGAGATCCGAATCTGTAGATTGGGAAAGGTACAATTAATGGAAACAACTATATTTGGACCTCCAGGGACAGGCAAAACAACAACTTTAATTAATATTATCAAGAAGAGCATCCAAGATGGAATGGATCCCACTAAGATAGCTTTCATGTCTTTTAGTCGTAAGGCTGCAACAGAGGCTAGAGATAGAGCAGCTGTTGAACTTGGTTTAGATATAAAACAAATGCTTTATTTTAGAACTTTACATTCCCTAGCTTTTACATGGTTAGGTTTAGATACTAAAAAAGTATTTAAAGGATCAGACTATAATGATCTTGGTAAGCTTGTTGGATTAGAATTTAGAAGTGGTCGTACTCTTAATATAGAAGATGGACCTTTGTTTCAAATAGGAGCTGGTGGAGACAAGTATATGTCTTTAATACAAATGGCTCGTGTTAGAGAAATAAATCTTACGGAACAGTTTAATGATAGTTGGGATCACACATTACATTGGCAACAATTAAAAGTTTTAAACCAAGCATATATTGATTATAAAAAAGCTAAAAACAAATTAGATTTTGTTGATATGATAGAGAAATTTATAGTGCAAGGCACTAGTCCTAAGTTTGACATGCTTATAATAGATGAAGCACAAGATTTAGCACCTCTTCAATGGAAAATGGTTAAAGAAGTATTAGTACCAAACTCTAAAAAAGTATATTATGCTGGAGATGATGATCAAGCTATATACACTTGGATGGGTGTTAATGTAAATAGCTTTTTAGAAGCTTCTGAAAACAAAATATTTTTAGAAAAATCGTATCGTGTACCAAGTGTCGTGCATGATTTTTCACAGAATCTCATAAAAAAAGTTGCTACCAGACAAGCTAAAGATTGGCAACCCTCTAAAAAAGAAGGCTCCATAACATGGCATAGGGATATACTAGATGTGGATTTAACTAGTGGCGAATGGTTGGTACTTGCTAGAACTAATTATATTACAAACAAAATATGTAATCGTCTTAGAGAAGATGGTTATCTCTATTGGAGAGAAGGCACTGGTTGGTCAATTTCCCCTAATGTTATAAATGGTATAGAGGTATGGATAAAATTATGCAAAAACCAAAGCTTGTCTACAGCAGAACTGAAGAACTTTGCGAAGTTATTGAACCCAAATATTATTACGAAAGCTGGGAGAAAATCCCTGTCCTCACTAGATCACGAACAAACATATACTCTTCAAGACATAATAGAGAAATGCAATTTGATTGCAACACACGAAAGTCCGTGGCAGACAGTCTTGAAAGTATCGGATCAAGAGATTGCATATATAACGTCAGTGAGGAGGAGAGGCGAGAGAATTCTTACGGGGACTCCGAGGATTCGGATATCGACCATCCATAAAGCAAAGGGTGGAGAAGCGGATAACGTAGCTCTTTTACTAGACTCAACCAAAGCTTGTGTAGAAAGCTTAGATCAAGATTCTGAAATAAGAACTTTCTATGTCGGAGCAACTCGTGCTAAAAAAACACTACATTTAATTGAATCAACAGCATTATATAGGTTTAACATATGACAAAAGACAGAAAATACTTTTTAGATGAAGCAGAGAAACTAATCAATGGACAGAGAGCCAAAGAGTATGGGCCTGCTAAAAAGAATCATAAGAGAATAGCCGACATATGGACTATACTTTTAGATAAAAAATTAAAAGAACCAATTACACCAGAAGAAGTTGTGGCTTGTATGATAGGTGTCAAGGTAGCAAGACTTGCCGAAGACATTAACAAAGACGATTCTTGGACGGACGTTATAGGATATGCAGCTTTAGGTGGAGAAATTATAAATGACAAGTCGTGATCAATATCATTTTTTAGACCAAGATATTAAAGATATATCTTGGGGCAACGTGGATTCTGATTGGACTCCACCACAAACGCTTCCCGACCTATCACAACATAACACTGTGTCTATTGACTTAGAAACAAAAGACACAAACCTTTTAACTCTTGGACCTGGGTGGACTAGGAAGGATGGTTACGTTATTGGAGTAGCAGTAGCAGCTGGAGACAGTGCTTGGTATTTTCCAATTGGACATAAATCGGGAAACATGTCTAAAAATGCTGTGTATAAATGGTTACAGAAATTATGTGATGATGAAACAATAACAAAAGTATTTCATAATGCTTTGTATGATCTGGGTTGGTTAAGAGCCGAAGGAATAGAAGTTAAAGGTAAGATCATAGACACTATGATTGCAGCTCCTTTGTTAGATGAAAATAGAAAATGGTACAATCTTAACTCCCTTGCCCGTGACTACTTGGGAGAATTTAAAGATGAAAAGCTTTTAAAATCGGCAGCCGAAGAATTTGGTGTGGATCCTAAGTCTGGCATGTGGCAGTTGCCTCCTAGATATGTAGGTAAGTATGCCGAGCAAGATGCTTTAATTACTTTAAAGCTTTGGGATAATTTAAGTAAGAAAATAACTCAACAAGAATGCTCAAGTATCTTTGAATTAGAAATTGATTTGCTTCCGGTGTTGTTTGAAATGAAAACAAAAGGTGTTCGTGTTGATGTAGAAAAAGCACATCAAACAAAAAAAGATTTAACTAAGATAGAAAAGTTACTTATACAAGAGATAGTCAAGGAAACTGGAATCACGGTTGAACCTTGGGTCGCCACATCGGTAGCAAAGGTCTTTGATGCTGTGAGTCTTCCTTATTCTCGCACAGAAAAGTCCGGGGCACCCATGTTTACAAAACAATTTCTTACAAATTGTAGTCATCCAATTGCACAAAAGATTGTAAAAATTAGAGAGATAAACAAAGCCAATACGACATTTGTTGATACTATTCTCGAGCATTCTCATAATGGTAGAATTCATTGCGACTTTCATTCCCTTCGTTCTGATGGTGGAGGTACTGTAACAGGTCGCTTTAGTTCAAGCAACCCCAATTTGCAGCAGATCCCTGCACGAGATCCTGAGATTAAGAAATTAATTCGTGGACT